CAATTGTTTTAGATTTAATAGCAAAAGCCCAGAAAAATGGTAAACAATGTATTTATATTAATGGTGAAAGAAGTTACGACCCTGTCTGGGCTAAAAAAAGAGGGGTTGATGTGGATAGTTTGGTTATTGTTGATGTAGAAACAATCGAACAAGGATTAGATACTATTATTAAATTATGCCGAGAGAGGGTCGCAGACCTTATTGTTCTGGACTCAATTCATGGATTAGCCCCACATGGAGAACTTTATGAAGGTAAGGCAGAGAAAGAAAAATCGGTAGAACAAGATACAATGGCATTGAGAGCAAGAAAAATGACACAATTTTTTGAAATGGCAACTTCTTTTGTGGCAAATGCTAAATGTGCTATTATTTTAATAGGACAATCTAGAATGGATTTATCAGGATTTATAAAGTTGGAACATTTAACAGGAGGACACGCTTTAATGCACTTTAGTAGACTTATTTTGAGAGTTAGAAGAGGACAAAAAGCTGATGCTCCTATAGAAAAAAGACCTACGGGAAAATTAACCGAAAAAGGCAAACCAGAAATGGAATCTATATCCGTTGGGTTTGACCTCGTCATTCATGTTGATAAAAGCCAAATACCCAATTGTACCGAAGGACAAGAAATTCACGTTCCCTTCTTTTTCGAGGATGGTATTCATGAATAAAAATATTAAACTTTTAAAAGATTTTGAAAAATATTGTGTTAAACATCCTAATGAAAGATTCTGGCAAGCATTGAGAAATTGGAGTGAATCTAATTCAATCATAATTGAGAAACATTACGAAAAAGGAATAGCAACACAAGAAGATACTTTTTATTTTGAAGGAAAGGAAAAATAATGATATTAACATTGTTAAAAATTTTAATTGTAATTTGTTTAATTCCTTTAATATTACACATTATAAGACTAATTCTTGTAGCAATTATTGATTTTATTTGGTTTGTTATGGATTGGAGGTAAATAATGATTACTTCTTCTGGAGCTATTTGTGATGTATGCGGAAATTATATTCTTCCTCTCGACCCAAACGAAATGGTAAATTTTTTTGGAATAAAAGGAATTAAAGAAACTTTACATTGTGATAATAAATGTAAAAAATTATTGTTAAGTATAAATAATGACTGGACAAAATTACCAAAAGAAGGAAGATTATATAAAGCATTTGCTGAACAAAAAGGAGTTAATGATGGATAAAGATACTTTATTAAAAAAATACAAAAATATGAAGCAATTCAAAGATTTATCTGAAGAAGAACTTGAACAATTGATTAATAAAAAAATTCAAGAAGAAGAATTATTGACCTCTTTTGTAGGAATTAAAGAAGAAAAAAAACAAAAAGCACTTCAATTGTACAATCAATATGTTACCGAACATAGTTTTGAATCTCTTGCAGAAAAAAGTACTTTAATAAATTTAGTTTATCTCGAAATGTTAAATGACCAAATAAAAGAATATATCGAAAAAGAAGACAAAGAAAAATTGGGAGCTATTCCCTTAAAAATGACTGAACAACTTATAGAAAATACAAATCAGATTATGGAATTAAAAGAAAAATTAGGTATGCTCAAGGATAAAGCCAATGATTCTATTTATCAATTATGGAAAGATTTAGAAGAAAAATGTTTAAAATATTATGAAGAACATGCAGCCGAATTTCAAAATAAATGTCCATATTGTAATAAATTATTCCCATCTATTTTACCGCCTGAGAAATTAACACCCCAAGTTTCATCTTGGTTTAAAGGAACAGATTTATATAACGAAGAAGTATTTAATCTTTATCATAATAAAATAATTTCTGAAGAACAAGCTGCTAAAATTTTAGGAGTTAGTAACTTTTATATTCCCTATATTTATCAAGAAATTTATTTAAAGGAAAAAAATGATAAGTAAGCCAAAAGAAAAAGAACTTATAATGCACTATGTTTTGGCTAATCCTATTTCTGCAAGAGAAATATTATTTAGTGATTTAGCCAATTTATCAGCTTGGGAAAAGGATAAATATGCAAAAGTAAGAAAATATCAATATCAAATGGCTGCTTTTGATAGTCTATTTCTCTCTGACAAAACAAAAACAGATAAAGAAAATTTTGAAATTAGAAGAGGCTTATCTGAATCTTTTAATCTTGGAGGAAGACTCACAGGCAAATCTTTAATAGGAATAAAAACCGATTGTGCATTAGCCGTTTTATTCAAAACATTTTTAAGGGGAGTTATTGATAGTTTTGATAAATTACATTTAAATGGAGTTATCAAAGATATTACAAATATTTTTGAATTTCATCCAATTTTATCACAATTTAAACGTAAGATTATAAGTAGTCCAGACTATAATTTGCAATTTAAAAATGGTATTAATATACTTTCGGTAAATAATAAAATTGAAGGCAAGGCAAAAGGAGACCAATGGTGTCAAAAACATGTTGATAAAGATTGGGCTGAAGAAGCGTCTTATCTTACTTCAGAAGTAACAAATAAAAAATTAATGGCTAAAAGTGAATTAGGAATGATTCAAAGACTTACAGGAATGACAGATTTTACTGATTTATCTCCAGTAGGTAAATTATTCAACGAATTAGGAAATAAAAACAAAATTATAAACATGCCCTCTTATGTCAATCCTACTTATTCTAAACAAGATGATGAAGATGCTATCCGTGAATTTGATGGAAAAGATAGTGTTGGTTATTCTGTACAGATTTTGGGAAAAATAATGAAAGGAAGTACATGTCCTTATGATATTGATAGAATTAGATTATGTTATAAAGATACATTAATTGTCAAATCTTTCGAAATTAAAAAAGAAAATTTCTATCAATATCCAGAAATTTTAATTTTAGAAAAACTAAATAATGCTGAAAAGGTAGGTGTTTATATGGATATAGGAGAAGGAGCAGCTCCTACTGAAATTATAATTTTACAAAAAATAAAAAATAAATTTCGTTATACTCACAATATTACAATTACAAAAATTACTCCAGACGAATTGTATGAGTTAGTTAGATTTATTGTTGTCCAAATGTCGGCTAATATTGTTGGATTTGATAATACTTCTGGTGTGGGTAAAGCATTGGGGTCAAATTTAGCCAAAGATTTTCCAGAAAATCTAATTGCAGTTGATTTTAATTCAAATATTCCAGTAGATTATGAAAAAGACGAAAAAAATAATTATAAAACAGATAAAAAAGGAAATTACATATATAAAGAAGCTCGTGTAGATGACTGGTCTGTGCAAAGAATTAAACATTTATTTTATAATCAATTAATAGAAATGTCTGAAGATTATAAATTCGATAAACAAATTCAAAATGTAATTGTAATTAAAACAGGTATGAGAATAAAATATGATTGTAAAGTTGCAAATCATTTATATCAGGCGTGGCAGGTAGCTGCAATTGCAGAATGGCAAACCGAATTTTTAAATATCAAACCTGTACCAAGAAGAAAGCCAGGTATGGGTTCATTTGGGAGTGTATAAAATGAATAAAAAAATTTGTTCTGTTTGTAGAACAAAATTTGAAGAATATAAAAATCAAAAGTTTTGTTCTAAAGAATGTTATAATTTAAGCATTAGGGAGAAAAAACAATTATATAATAGAAGTCATAAACAAGAAGCGAAGGAATGGCGTAAAGAACATAAAGAAGAACTTATAGAAAAGAAAAAAGAATGGTATTTAAAAAATAAAGATAAAATATTAAAACGAACAAAAATTTATCGAGAAATACATAAAGAAGAAATATCAAAGAAAGCAAAAAAATATCAAAAAAGACATCATGATAATCTCTTAAAAAAAGCTAAAAAAAGAAGAATTATTAGACGTAAATTTGATATTAATTTTAGAATTTTATGTAATCTAAGAACACGCTTATGGTGGGCTTTAAAAAATAATTCAAAGTATTATAAAACAAAAGAATTAATTGGTTGTTCAATAGATAAATTAAAGAAACATTTAGAAAAACAATTTACAAAAGAAATGTCCTGGAACAACTATGGTTTGTGGGAAATAGACCATATTAGACCCTGTGCTTCTTTTGATTTAAGTAAAGAGAGTGAGCAGAAAAAGTGCTTTCATTATACCAATCTTCAGCCCTTATGGGCTAAAGAGAATAGACAAAAACAAGGAAAAATATAATGTTATCATTTGGAGTAACAAATGTTGCTAATATAAATCGTGAAATATATATATGGCATCGGATTGGTAAAACACTTTCGTTATTTAAGGATAAAACTTTCTTTCCATATTTTTTCCAGATTGCTCCAAATGGTATTTTTAAAACAATTGATGGAAAAAAGGTGAATAAAATCGTATGTTCTAGACCGTCAGACTTATCTAGAAGAAGAGACGAAAATTCTTATGAAGCGGATATACATTTTACAAAAAGATATATAATTGATAAAATTACAAACTTTGCGAAAATAAATTTACATTTTTCATTTGTAGATATAGAAGTTTTAACAAAAGAATTACCCAATTATCTTTATCCTGAACAACCTATAAGTTGTATTTCAGCTTCTAATTCTTATACTGGAGAAATTAAAACTTTTTTTATAGAAAACTATCATCTTCAAGTTGATGTAATAGATTTAGCAACAAAAGAAAAACAATTATTAAATGATTTTGTAGACTTTATTCGCAAAGAACAATTTGACCTTATTTTGGGCTGGAACTTTATTGAATTTGACTGGCGTTATCTTTCTGCTCGTTATAAAAAATTATTTGGTTGTGAATTGGCTGAAATGTTAAGTCCAATTGCTCAATCAAAATATTTGGGAAGTTCTAAAAATGAAGTAATACCAAACTTAATTCCTGCTGGATTAAGTGTATGCGATTATATGGATTTTTATAAAAAAATATATAGGACTGAACCTTCTTATGCTTTGGATGCAGTTTGTCAAAAGGAACTAAATGAAGCTAAATATCAAAAGGTAGATTTTAGTAGATTGTCAGAAGAAATAAAACAAAAAAATATAAATGATGTAAGAAGAATGATTGATTTAGATAAAAAGAAAAAAATTATCGAATATTATGATGAACTTAGACGTATGAGCATGTGTGATTGGGCTGATGTTACTTGGAATTCAAAAATGATAGATATGATTCTTCTTAGAGAAGCTAAAACAAAAGGAATTATTCTTCCGTCAAAACATTATGGAGAAGGTCAAGACAATCCTTTTGTAACAGAAGAAACATTTGAAGGTGCTTACAGAAGGTGTGAAACTGGTTTATTTAAAAATTTATATGAACTTGATTTAAGTTCTGCCTATCCTCAAATGATTATTGATTTTTGTTTAGATATTGCAAATATTAAAAATGAAGGAATTACCATAAACAAGGTAAATTTCTACCAAAATGAAAATGCGTTATTACCCACAATTGCAAGAAAAATGATTAGTAAAAAAGATATATTAAAACAACAATTAAAAGAATTAAATCCTGAATCTAACGAATACAAAGATTTAGAAATTAAATATAACGCAATAAAAGCAGTTACAAATAGTTTATTTGGTGTATGTGGATTAAAAATATTTCGTTTATTTGATTATAGAATTGCAAGTAGTATAACTTATTTGGTTAGAGATTTATTACACTACATTGAAGAAGAATTAACTAAACGTAGTATAAATGTAATTTATATTGATACAGATAGTGTAATGATAAATACAAAAGAATCTCCCAAAGATTTGTGCAATGAATTAATTAAACAATGGGCAAAAAAAAAGTATAATAAAGATAAAATAAATATACAATTTGATGAAAAAGGTATATATGAGAAAATCTTTATACTCGCCCTTTGTCATTATAAAGGTTATCTTCGTAAAAAATCGGGATTGGAAGAAGTAATTCGTGGAATTGAATCCAAGAGAAAAGATAGTTCTATTTTTATTAAAGAGTTTCAAACTAAATTAATTGAAAAAATTATGAATGAAGAGCCTCAAGAAGAAATAGTTAAATTTATTAATTCCGAAAAAGAAAGAATTAAAACTTTACCATTAATAGATATTGGATTTCCTTGTAGAATTTCACAAAAAGAAGGCTATAAATCTATTCCTATTTTTATGAGAGCATTAGAATACACGAAAGAATTAATTAAATTTGATAAGGTTGTTGGGGATTCTTTTTGGTGGATTCCAGTTGAACCATTTGGTAAATCAATTAGGAAATCAAGTAGAAATAAAACTAATAAAGAAACTGGAGAAAAAGAATTACAAACTTCAGAAAAAGAAATTGATAAAGATGTATTATGCTTTGACGAAGATAACTTCGAACATGTTAAAGAAGTAAATTGGAAAAAAGTTATTGATAAATCTATTTTGGATAAAGTTAAAAATATATTTTTAGCATTACATTGGAACTTAGATTCAGTTATAGAACCAAAAATTAAAAAAATAAGGAAATCTAAAAATGAAAAAAATATATAATATTAATAAAGATTTTCTTAGATTTGGTTATAATATATGTCATTATACCATTCATGAATTAGCTACATTTGTAGGATGCAACGATTGGGTTGTTAAAGATAGGATGAAATTATTTAAAATCAAATCTCGAACTACATCAGAAGTAGTTAAAGAAAGAAAAAGTTTAGCCAAAGATAATAATCCTGCTTGGAAAGGTGGAAAAGATAGATTTCCCAAATGTTTAATCTGTAATAAAAGATTAACTTCTTTAAAGGCTAAATATTGCAGTAATCATAAAGGTATTAGTATTAGAAAAAAATTAGGTAAAGGTAAAAATCATCATAGTTACATTCATGGTGGAAAAAGTATAAATTGTAAAATTAAAAATTATCTAAGAACTCGTATTTGGTGGGCTATTAAAAATAATTACAAATCAAAACACACAATGCAATTACTCGGTTGTTCTATAGATTTTTTAAAACAACATTTATCTTCTAAATTTACTTCAGGTATGAGTTGGAGCAATTATGGTAAATGGCATATTGACCATATAAAGCCTTGTGCTAAGTTTGATTTGAGTAAGGAAGAGGAGCAACGCAAGTGTTTCCACTATACCAATCTTCAGCCCTTATGGGCTAAAGATAATTTAAGAAAGGGATGTAATGGTATTTAAAATTAAAGATATTGAAAAAAAACTAGGATTTAAATTAAGAAAAAATACATATTGTATAGGTGTAGATACTGCTTCTACTACAGGTCTTGCAATTATGGAAACAGATAATAAAAATTTAAAAGTTAAAACTTCTATTTTTAAATTACCTGAAGTTAAAAAAACTGATGAACTCTCTGATAAATTTGTAGAGAAGTTAGAGTTTATGTTGCGTAATATTCGGGATTTTAAAACAAAAGAATTTGGGCATAAAAAAGCAAACAAAACTATATTAGTATTAGAAAATTCTTTTATGAAATTTAATGTTTTAACATTTGGCTTGTTAAGAATGTTGTGTGGTATTATCTTTGCTGAATTATTTGATAATTTTGAAGAGATTAAAATTATATTTCCATTATCTGCAAGAAAAAATGTAGGATTTAAATCTCAATTAAAAAAAGGTGCTAAAAGCAAAGATAAAAAACAAGAATTAATTAATTTTGTTAATGATATTTTTGGAACACAAGAGACTTCTGATGATATAACTGACGCAATTATACTTGCTCTTAGCGGATTGAAAGAGGAGAATAAAAATGGAATATAAAGCGCAATGTGGAGACATTTTTCTTTGTGATTCTAATCGTTTTGGAGCTAAAATAGTAAAATTTCTTATGACGGCTCCGACAATATGGCATTGGATTTATAGACAAATAAGAGGAACGCAAGAACTTGTTCGATTTTATCATGCCGGTATGATTATTTCAGATGAGCAGATGATTGAACAACAATGGAAAGTACAGTATGGAGAGACTCAGAAAATATTAAATAGAAGAATAATTATTTATAGAAATAAAACAGTTTCTAATATAACTCAACATCCTTTCAGACAAAAAATATTATATAATCGAGCTATAGAAGATTTCGGAAAAATATATGATATACCACAATTAATTGGAAAAACACTAACATGGCTTACTGGAATAAAATTATTTGTAAGAATTTTGGGTAAATTATCTAAAGAGCAGGAAATCTGTGTTACTCGTATTGGTGATTGGTATGATGGTATCTGTAATTTTGGAGTAAAAACAAAACATGAAATAACTACAAAAATAATAGACGAATATTGTATTTCTCATCCGAATGAATGGGAAATAGTTTATAAAAATTAAAAAGGAGGAAATGATGAGAGATTTAAACAAAGTATTGATAACAGGAATTATAACAAATGATGTAGAAGTAAAATATACACCAGATGGCATACAAATTGTTAATCTGCGAGTTGCTATTCATCGTAAATATAAAAATAAAAAAGACGAAATCAAAGAAGAAACTACGTTTATTACTGTTGTAGCGTGGAACAAAATAGCAGAAAATTGTGCCAAATATTTAAAAAAAGGTCGTAAAGTTTTTGTTGAAGGTGAATTAAGAACAAGAAATTTTGTTGACAAAAATCAACAGAAAAGAGTAGCTATTGAAGTGCGAGCTGATATAATTGAATTTTTAGATAAAATCGAAAAAAAGGAGGAATAATGAAATTAAGTTTAGCTTTAAGAATAGGAGCATTAGTATCGGGAGCAGTAACGGCATTGGTAGTCGTAAAAACTCACCCAATTCCAGTTGTTTTATTAGTTGTAGAAGCTGCGGTATATTTTGTAGGCGAATTTTTGAGAAAACAAGATAAATAAAATAATCAAAAAAGGAGGGAAACAAGAATGATAACTGTTGAAGCTGCATTGTCGGACTTAGAAGCAATTGATAAGGGTACAGGAAAGTTTGCTGGAAAGACTGATGTTCAGAAAGTAATTGAGGTAGCTAAAGTTTTTGTAAAGTTTTTAAGTACAATAAGGTCTAATCAATTATTGACCGAACCTGAAAAGGTTGCTATTGGAAAAGCTAAAGCTGAAAGAAAAAGTAAAGAAACAAAATAATACTAAAGATGGGGTTAGTGAAAAATCTGCCCCATCCCATTCAAAATGTGTTATACTTATATTAGAGGAAAAATATGATAAATTTATTCATTAATCTTAAAAATTTTATAGGATTGGATAGGCTTATCTTTATTGTTCAAATTCTCGGTTATTATATGTTAATTACTGGATTTTATGACGCATACAAATATCATTGGCAACATCAAGCAATTAAAAAAGTAGGAATAGCCAAAGGACATAGTAGAAAATTTATTTTAGCTGCTTTACATAATGACCATATAAAAATTATGTATTTATTTTTTTCTGGGCTTTTATATTCAAGATTTGATTGGTTTTTAATCAGTACAAGTATTATTGCTGTATTTTATATGACCGAATTATTTTTTACAATTTATAATTTTTATCCATATCGTATGAGAGGTTGTTCAAATTTTAAAAAACCTAATATTTTACTTTATTTAATTAATAGTATTATACCCAATCGAATCAGGAAAAGACTATGAGATGTTCAAAATGCCATCAACAATTAGATTTAACTACAATAAGAGATAGAATAAATATTGCGTTGATTATTGTTTATGGAATGTGTTTAATATGTTTTATTAAATCTGAAAAAGCAAAAGAAGAAGTCGAATAAATTTATAATAGCTTGAGAGGAGATACTATGTTCGTTAATTATTGCGACCTTTGTGGACAGCCATTAAAAAATAACGATTACTATAGTTTATATATTACCAAACCTGGAGATGAAGTTCCTGAACAAAAAGATTATAATAATTTACAAGATTATAATAAAGCATATATCAATTATTTGAGTTATTTATCTAAAGAAATTAAAGAAGTTTGTCCAAATTGTAAATATTTATTTGATAAAATATTTGAATATAGATTATCAAGGATGGCGGAATTAACAAAAGAATGTTCGGATTTATTTAATTTGCCTCCGAAAAAAGGGAATAAAGATGACAAAGAGAAAAAAGAATAATTATAAAAGTAAATGTTGTGGAGCAAAGGTTAGAATTCATTCCTCTCCAGATGATATAGATAAATTTAGTTGTACAATGTATCATGTTTGTACTAA